ACACCTTTGGTTGAAACACCCCACGATCGTAGAATGGTGACATTAGAAACCTATGAATGGGCAGATTTAATTGACGAGGCCGATAAGGTCCAAATGTTAATTGATCCAACGAGCACTTATGCCAGGGCTGCTGCTGCCGCGATCGGACGCAGCATGGATGACTCGATTATCGCCGCTGCAACGGGGTCAGCCCTCACAGGGAAAACTGGTGGTACTGCCACCGCGCTAACCCAAACAATTGCCAATGGCTCGGCAGATATGACTGTTGCCAAACTCATCACGGCAAAGAAGAAACTGGACGATGGATCCGTTGATCCGTCAATTCCTCGGCACATTGTTGTGGGACCAGATCAGATCGAGGCATTGCTTGGCACTACCTCTGTCACTAGCTCGGACTTCAATACCGTAAAGGCATTGGTCCAGGGTGAGATCGACACGTTTATGGGGTTCAAATTCCATACGTCCACACGCTTGTCGAAAGCAGGAAATATCCGCAAATGTTTTGCTTTTGCCGAAGACGGTATCAAGCTGGCTGTGGGTAAAGACGTAACCAGCGAAATCGAAAGACGCGCTGACAAGAGCTATTCCACGCAAGTTTTTTACTGCGCCAGCTTCGGCGCTACTCGCATGGAAGAGGCGAAAGTCGTGTCTATCGATTGCGATGAATCAGCATAAGGAGGGCTTTTAAATGACTACTAGAAACACAGACTTAGTTGCTAATTTTGAGGCAGCTCCACAGGTTGCTAACTTAGCTGCAGAGCTCGGCGGTGTAGTCCGTATTGCTCAAGGTAATGTTGCGCTTCTTGCGGGTGATAGCACTGACAATGATATTGTTATGCTCGCACCAATCCCAACTAACGCAACAATCTTAAGCTTGCGTATGGGAGCGGATGGATTGGGGGGGAGTTGTACCTACAACGTGGGTGCATATACTTCAGCCGGTGTTGTTGTCGATGAAGACTGTTTTGCGACCGCAGTCGCCGATGGTGCTGCAGTAGCAGAGCTTCGTTACGAGGTACTAAACCTCAATACGACAGGTCAAAAACTGCACATCATAGCTGGTGCGGCAGGGAGCGATACCGTTGATCCAGGTGGGTACTACTACATTGCTGCGACCTTTGCAGCGACTGGCGGTACTGCCGGAGATATGGCGTTCATCATTGAGTACGTTGTAAACTAAATTTTGGGGGGGGCGTATTAAACATTTTTTTTGTTTGTATGCCCCCCCCTACTATAAACCACTGAAATTACAGGATAAATCAAATGACTTCTGTCGTTGATATTTGTAACTCTGCGCTCAACAAGATTGGTGCCAGCAACATTGCTGCGCTGAGTGAGGACAGTAAGGCTGGTCGCCTCTGTAACCAGCGCTTTGATTTTATCCGCGATGCCTTATTTCGTAGTCATCCCTGGAACTGCCTGACACAGCGAGTAACAATCGCGCCGGATTCCTCGGCACCGGAATTTGAATTTACAAAGCAATTCACACTGCCAACGGATCCGTTCTGTTTGCGTGTTCTTGGCTTAAGCAATCCCAATATCATATATCGCATCGAGGGCCGAAAGCTCATCTGCAATGAGAGCTCTATTGAAATGCTTTACGTTGGTCGAGAGATCGACGTGAACAAGTATGACACCCTGCTTGTCGAAACACTGGCAATGCTCCTGGCTGCAGATATCGCATATACAATCGTCGGATCTTCTACCCTGGCTGAAAATCTTAAAGTACAAGCTGAAAAAGTATTGCGCGATGCTCGCTTTGTGGATGCGTCTGAGGATAACGCAATCAACACAAATGTTCTGGCTGACAGTCGTGTTTTGGCTGCAGACACCTTTATATCGTCGAGGTTTTAAATGGCCAAAGCGTCACCAACATTTAGCAATTTCACGGCAGGCGAGCTTTCTCCCAGGCTCGACGGTCGTACTGATCTTGCTAAATACTTTAACGGCGTGAAGAAGATGCAAAACCTTCTGGTGCATCCGCACGGTGGCGCGTCCCGCAGGCCAGGCACTAAGTTCGTGCGAGAAGTCAAAGCAAGCGCAAACAATGCGCGCTTAATCCCGTTTGAGTTCAATGTGACGCAAGCCTATGTGCTGGAATTTGGAGATGAATATTTCCGCATTCACAAGGATGGTGGCACGGTCGTTGATGGCTCGGCCAACCCGATTGAGGTCACAACCCCATATGGTGAGGACGAGCTCGCAGAGCTAAAATTCACGCAGTCTGCAGACGTTATGTATATCACGCACCCACTGTTCTCGGTGCGCAAGATCACTAGAACAAGTCACACAGCCTGGACAATCACAGTGGTGGATTTCCAGCGTGGTCCAATGCAGGATCCCAACACATCCGCAACAACCTTCGTGGCCTCTGCGCGGTCTGGAAACGTCAATGTAACGGCGTCTGCCAATTCGTTTGTAAGCACAGATGTGGGGCGGCTCATACGGGTGCATGATGGCATCACCAAGATCACAGGTATCACCAGCGCCACAGTGGTTGCAACGACCGTACAAACGAACGCAGATGGACGCGCAGAGCTACTGCCAGCATACACAGCCAGCACGATAAGCTTTCACGAAGGTGATCCCGATGCGACCGGGCTCGAGCACAACGACCGGATCCAGGACACAGCCGGTGTATTCATTTCTCAGGGCTTTAAGGTTGGCCAAAAGATAACTGTTAGTGGCGCGGATAGTGCCAACAATGAAGACGGCGCAATTATTGTCAAAGTGACAGACGATACAATTCTCCTGGCTCCATCTGCTGATGTAACTGATGAGGCGGCTGGTGACGCGATTACAATCGTAGGCAAGCTTGTTGCAAACACAGATTGGTCTCTCGGCGCGTTCTCAGCAACAACAGGTTTTCCCAGCGCTGTCGCGTTTTTCGAGCAACGCCTGGTCTTTGCAAATACCACGGCACAGCCACAAACCCTGTTTTTCTCTGTGGCCGGATCCTTCGAGGATTTTAACGGAGGTGTGGCCGATACGGACGCGCTAACCTACACGCTTGGATCAAACCAGGTGAACGTCATTAGGCATCTGCAGGCAGGCCGCGCATTGCTTGTTGGTACGTCTGGCGGTGAATTTGTGGTTTCATCCTCAGAGAACGCGCCGCTCTCCCCGACAAACGCTGTGGTAAAGAGACAAGCCACGTATGGCAGCGCAAATATACAGCCGATAAATGTGGCCAATGTAACTCTGTTTGTGCAGCGCGCGAAACGCAAGCTGCGTGAGCTGGTCTTTGATTTCGATACCGATTCATACCAAGCGCCGGATCTCACCATTCTTGCGGAGCATATCACCGAAGGTCTTATCAAAGAGATCGCATTCCAACAGGAGCCGGACAATATCGTTTGGTGCGTGTTATCAGATGGCAAGCTTGTTGGGATGACTTATCGCCGTGAAGAAAGCGTAATCGCCTGGCATGAGCATATTCTTGGCGGACACTCTGGAAACTGTACCGTTACCGTTGCTGATTTTGGAAGCATCGCTGCCGGTACAACGCTCAAGTTCACAAAGTCGGACGGAACAACAGTTACCTTTACAAGTGAGGCTGCAGGCGGCTCAGCGCCTGCAGATACATTGTTAGGTTTCCGACCTAATTCAAATAACAACACCACTGCAGACAATATCTTCACACGCATAAACGCGCATCCCGACTTTACAGTGGCCAATCCAAGCGCTGCAATCGTGACTATTGAGGAAACAAACCCAACGCCAACAGGATTTCTGAGCTGCATAACATCTGACAGCACACGCCTCGCAACCACAGATCAAACACATGCTCTCGTGGAAAGCATTGCAGCGGTCCCTGGCGATGCTGGAGAAGACGCAATCTATATGGTTGTGCAGCGCACTGTGAACCTGGCAACTGAAAGATACGTTGAGCTTTTCAGCGCTTTTGATTTCGGCAGCAAAGCAGAAGATGCCTTCTTCGTAGATAGTGGCCTCACGTATTCCGGCGCGTCAGCAACCAGCATATCGGGCCTTGGCCACTTGGAAGGCGAGGTTGTTTCAATCCTGGCAAACGGCGCGACACATCCAAACAAAACGGTGGCTTCTGGCGCAATCACTTTGGACTTCGCGGCAACCAAAGCGACAATAGGTTTAAACTTCAATAGCACCTTGCAAACGATGCGGATCGAGGCAGGCGGCACAGAAGGCACAGCCCAGGGCAAGACCAAACGAATACACGAAGTTGTGGTCAGGTTCTTCCGCACGATCGGCGCAAAGGTTGGATCCTCAGAAACAGAGCTCGACCGGATCCCGTTTCGATCAAGTGCGGATCTCATGGATCAAAACTTAGCAATGTTCACGGGCGATAAAACGATCGAGTTTCGCGGGGATTTCGACACAGATGGCTTTATTGTTGTGCAGCAGGATCAGCCCCTACCTTTGACGATTGTGGGCATTTATCCTCGCTTGATTACATACGATCAGTGAGGCGAATTGACTATAAGCCTGATCATTTGCGCGAGCTTATGGCGGGTAAGCTCAATGAGGGCGCACCAGAGAATATTGGGTACATGGCCGAGTACGCAGACGATCTGCAAAAAGAGGGCTGGTCGTACACGCTTATCGATCACGGACACATCATTTGCTGCGCTGGGCTGGTCGATATGTGGCCAGGCGTGGCAGAGGCATGGTTCATTGCAAGCGAAAGAATACACAAAAATCCGAGGCCGTTTATTCGGTTTGCGCGGCAGGAAACAGCAGCAAGAATAGAACAAAGCGAGCTCTGGCGCGTCCAGGCTTGTGTCAAAGTCGGATGGGACAAGGCGCTGCGTTTTGCCAATTTTCTTGGCTACAAAGATGAAGGGATCATGCAGCAGTATGGTCCCAATCGAGATGATTATCATAGGGTGGCGTGGTTAAAAGATGGCTGAACCATTTACAATTGCAATGGCAGCAGCCGTTGCT